TCAATACTTTTTTTGAAATTTTTTTATTATGTATTTTCGTTGAAATTTCAATAAAAAAGGGGGTATAACCCCCTAATTTGTAAATAAATAATACAAAATTTCTCTAAAAGGAGAAACTATTAGTATTATATCCATATTTTTGTATTTTATTCAAAACTGCTTATTTCTTCATATGTGCCACTGCTATATCAATGATAGTAGATAGTGTAGCTTCATCAAGATTTACACCAGTTTTGCTGTATATCTCTTGTATAGCTTTTTTCATTGCTTGAGCCTTTTTCTCCTGAGCCGATAGTTTCGTTTGCTCCAAGCCAACCACTATAGTCATTATAATGTCAGCTATCTTTTGTAGCTTAACATCTTTAAAAGACATTTTAGCAAGAAGTAAAGCCAGTTTAAGCTCTGTCATATAGTCCATTTTGATTTTCTTTTTTTCTATGCAAAATACAGTAACGATAAAGCCAAATGCTATTGCTATCGCTATTATTATATCTGATTTAATCATTGTGCTATCTCCTTTCAGCCAATTTTGCCATCATAACCCATAATGCCCAGTTACTATTATCAATATTTTTAATATGCACCTCAGGGCTGTTTAACAACTTTAATTCTGCAAGTTTATTAATCGCCTGTACAGCGTATCCTTTTTCTTTTTCACTCATTTTTATTAGCTCTCCTTTTTTGTTCACTATATTTGTATCTAATTCTTCTTCATATCTTAGTACACAATCCCAACCACCTCTATGATAGTTTTTGTATTCGCTTATATTTATTTCTCTGCCTGTTTGGTCTCCAGGTTTTCCGCCTGTCGCTTTTCCAAGTTCATTTATAGATGCCTGTACTATTAGACCATTACCGATATATACAGCCACATGGTGGACTTCGTTTAAGAGGATATCACCTCTTTTTAGTCCTGTTCCTGTTGTTAGATTTACAGCGTTTCTTACATCTTTAAATCCGCAATTTATAAATGCTTGTTTCATATTGCCTGTATAAGTAGCTCCATATTTGCTTTTAACAGGAAATCCTGCTTTTTCAAACGCTGTAATAGTAAGTGATGAGCAATCATAGTCTCCACGCTCACCCCATCGTTGATTTTGGTCGTATCCATGCGAGCTGTCTTGAGCTATCTCTATCATAAACCTTACAGCTTTCTCAACTTTATTCAACTTTACTCAACTCCTTTCCGCCTATACTCCATTCCTAAAATCTTCTTGCCCAAGCTCTACATCATCCATACGATTTATTATTTGCTCCCTAATCTTGCCTTTTTGTCTGTTTTCAAATCCGGATTTAGCAATAAGTGCAGTCAAGACAGGAGCGGAGAAGATCACCGCTCTGTCAAGTGTATGGCTTGCAAGTGTAGCGTTGTTCAATTTTATGCTTAGATAAAGACAGATAAAAAAGACAATAAAAACAAGCAGCATTATTGCAAACATTAGCTTTTTACTTGTTTCTATATGTCTTTTATCTCTTTTCTTCTCTTCTTCTTTTCTAAGTTCATTTATTATTTTTTCTTCTTTTTTTGTAAGAGTTTTCATTGTTTTTTTCCTTTATAGCTTACCCTTTTTCTTATTTTGCATCTTCCAACACCTCTACCCTGATAGGCAATGACTTACATCTGCTATACAGCTCTGTACCCGTACCGTTTCCGCCAAGGTCATGATACGCTTTATACAGATGTTCGACATTGTTTAATTCGCTTGTTGTTATCCAGTTTCGAGCGATGTGGAAGTGGCAAGCTTGATATAACCTGTCGTGCAGTATTGCCAAGACTCCGTTTTTGATTAGGTCTTGTTCTTGAAACTCCCTTTGAAACCTTACAAAGACAAGCCTTGACATAGTGGATATAAAAATAACTATACCACTAAGGACGGTTTGAATCCAAAATTTCGATATAAATTCAATCAAATTAAATCACCTCATTTCATTAAAATTTATACTCAACTTTATTTTTTACTTAAGGATAATAAAGCTGAGAAAATACAGAGGACAACATTGGTTTTTAACACAAACGAAATAAAGGGAAATACTGACATATTAATCGATATCCCAATAGAAAACAGTATTCAAAGTAAAATTTTAACGTCAAATATACAATCTGTAAAACCGCTAAAAAGTTGGAATTCTACACTTTACGTTTATTCATTCAATTTGAACGAAACCACGCACTCATTAGTCGCGAGGTCGATTGGTGCATATGACCAAGCTTATGAGATTAAAATCGACGTATTGCACTACATTTAAACAACTGTATATTTAAACCAATTTGTTATCCATTTTTTCTGACCTGCGTCGTAATATCTGAAATATACATTTTGCGTTGAGCTTTGATGTAAAGTCGCAAGATATACAGTGGATTCGTTATGACTGTATCTTAGACAAGCTCCCCAATTTTGAAAAGGCATATCAGGACAATTTCCGCAAGTAAACTGTGCATTGTCATACCCTGCGTCAATTAGACTTTGTATTTTACTTGATAATGCGATATTTTCTGTTTTAACCTTACTGTCATAATTAGTCCCTGTATAAGTAGTCCACGGATAATAACCGCCATTTATGCAATATCTCCTGAATATCTTATTAGGTGCTTTAATGCTTTGTGCCACTTGATAAAAAACATCTGTATTAGGGTTGCCCCAATAAACATTTATATTCCAATGTGTGCTTACCGAGCTTTCATAAATTTCAGGTGCATTTATACCGCCTACAGTTATTGCATACTGTCCCGGTTGATTTATAGTGTTGAAATCGGTGTTGTTCGGTAAGTGTATAATTTTCTCAACTTTATTATCCAACTGTTCTTTAAGTTTAATATTTTCTTCTTTTACATCATTGATGAATTTTTCAATCTCTTCAAGTCTTTTATTAAAAATCTCTGCACTTGCTCTATCAGACGGTTTAAATTTAGTTATTTCAATCATAATATACTTCCTTTCCTAACACTAAATACGAGTTATCTAATTGTAATACTGCCACTCTATCGCCACTTGTAGGCGAATACGATTCAAGACAAGGGTAAGTTCTAGAACTTACCTTATCGTCTATGTCAAATTTTATACGAAACGGCTTAACACTTGTAACCGTTCCTATTAGTTTTCTATACATTAATCAATCTCCTTAATGAATGCTCCATAGTGCCGCCCACATTACAGTCATCTATCTTCCAAGATGTCTCAATAAATTTATCATTAATTTTATAAGATTTTACATTGAGTTTTACACAGTTAAAAAAACCATGACCTGTGTTTATTCCTGTTTTTAAAGTAATATTTTTGTATATATTACTTGCTGAAATTGCGTCCTTTTGAGCTATATTATATAGTGTCTTATAGTCAAGCACATCATCTACAGTTTTAAAATCGACAATCTCACGACCACGATTTATTGTACTTGATAAACTGTTAGGATTATTGTTGATATACACAGCTCTAAGTGGTGCTATCTGACTGTTATTAGTGGCTCTTACGAATACATTAGGTATACTGAAAAGGTCGATTTCTTCTTGAGTATCTTCAAGTATTAAGCATCCGTCGCTGTCTGATATGTCATTATATTCAATATCTATCTTTCTATTTTCAGGCAAAATATAAGGACGAGTTACAAAGTATCCGTCCTTATCTGAATATAAGCTTTCATAATTTATAATTTTGAGCAAATAATTAATCACATCAAGCCTTGATGTGCCTATTTCAAAATCTGCATCAACTTTTGTCACATAAGATTGTAAAGTTATCTTGTGCTTAGCTCCTTGCAACTGCTTTATAACCTCATCTATTATATTACTACCTGCTTTGATTGTAAGTCTTTCCTTAAGTTTATTTTCTTCAAGAATTAATAACTTGTCAAAACACTCAATTTCCCTACTGTATGAGCCGTATATCTTGCGTGAGCTTGATATTAAAAGTGTTGCTATAGTATCTTCAACATCGTTAATCTTACACGATATTTGTATCAAATCATTGTTATAGTCAATATCTTCACTGTTTTCAATCGTTAGATTTGCTGAGTATTTGAGTTTTGCAAAGCTGTCGTGAGATATGGAACATCTTTCAACCTTTAACAGTCGTTTGATATTTTCTTTTTTATCAAGCAATCTGTATTTGAATTTAATTATTCTCATATTGTTACCCACTCCCAACCCGTCATATCTTTTTCAGAGTTCAATATCCACGTACCGTCAATTAATACTTCTTTTAACGTCTTATCTCCGTCACTGCTTTCATAAGCCGATACCTTATTTTCAACTTCAATAAGTTCAAATGATGCTTTCACCCAAGACGGTATCCTGAATATATATTCTTGCTTAAGATTAGAAATACCGCAAAATAAAGCCTTGCCCCTATTATCTCTGTAAAAAAGCGTCTTATTGCTATTGTAAAGAGATAAAAGTAAATCAAAATCTTGTAGTTTCATTTCAAAGACAAAACTACCTTTGAGATACTCAGTCGAGCCGTCATCTTCAACTATCATTTTTTTACTGCCAAGATACTTGATAAACGTCCTATTTCTTACAATTTCAAAGCCTGTACTGTAGTTGAATTTCAGATTTGTTTTTTGTGAAGTATCTTCTGCGTCGCATAGTACAAAGCCTTTTATCAGCACAGTTACTGACTTAATGTCACTTTCAGTTGTAGCCTCGTTCTTTGACTTTGACAATACCTTATATTTTAACTCAATATTGCCAGGTATATAGTTGTCGATAAATGTACCACTTGAACCTAAGTTCCTTGCGACAAGTTTAAATTTGCCCGCTCCGTCCGCTCTCCATATCTGATTTTCTTTAAATTCAGCATTCGTTTCACTGTTGAAATTAATCAATACTGAATGTGTTATTTCATTAGCATTTATAGTAAACGTGGCGGGTTCAAGTAATGTATAAGATATAAATATCTCCTTACTTGCATAATCAGACCATAATTCATATTGATTTTTTGTTCTGATTTTAAGTATATAAGTCGTGTTATTTTCAAGGTTTGCGGTTGTTCTATAAGTTGAAATATCATTTTCGACGATATCACTATCTTCAATCAATGTATCAGCTTTGTATATTAATAACTGATATGCTTTTTGCTTGCCGTCGGGATTCCATATAAAAATAGGCTTCGCATTGTTAAAGTTACTTTTTTCTTCAAATGTAGGCGGTTTAGGTTTTGAAATAGTATCAAATGTCGCCTCTCTTTTGTCTTGTACTTCTTCACCGTACACAGTGTTATATACATATAGTATCAGCTTTATTTTGCCGACTCCGAGGTAATTTTCGGGTAATGTCAAGCTATTTTCTGATAAGCCTGTAAACTGACCTTTTTGTATTTCGTTTTCAAATATCTGTAAAAGATACTTCTTTTGATTGATTGATGACCAAGCAATCTCGATTGGAAATGAACCGTTTCTTACACTTCCGTTAGGCTCTAAGCCGAGTATCTGTACTTTCGGGTTGTTAGTTACGTTATAACTTTCAGTATGAGTTACTTCGGTATATCCGTCTGAGATGGTCAATTTGAAGTCAACTAAACCGTTATATATCGTCTTTGCAGGTATGGTTACAGTCTTAACCGTTGCACCTGTATAAGTTTGAATAACCTTGTTTTCTGTGATTATTTCAAGTTTATAAGTTGCTTGTAGTTCACTTTCCCAAGATACATCAATGTCCGCAAGAGGATTGATACTGCCTGTAGGCTTGAATTGAGATATTTTAGGTAATACTTGTTTTAATGTAATGCTTGTTTTTTCACTCGCCCACGCACTTGAATTAAGATTGCCGTTGTCTGAGTATAGCACTTTAACAGTTATATCAACCTTTTGACCGTCTACGAATGTATTTGCGGGTATGATATGCGAAGTCTCTGTATTACCTGTTTTTGAATATACAGTATTTCCGCCCGTAACTGCGGTTATCTCGTATTTTTCTTGCCTTTCACTTTGCCAAGATACTTTGATATCTTGTCTTGGCAAGGATGAATCAACATTAAGATTAGTTATAGTAGGTAAGACGCTACACTCTGCAATAATTGAAAATTCAATAGATTGTTGACCGTGCCAATTAGAATTGAACGTGAATGGAGTTATTCCACTAAGCCCGTATTGTCTGTAATTTTCTTTTATTTTATCTTTTTCAGTAATTTCAAAGGCTGATTTACCGTATCTAAAATAGATTATAGGCGTTTGATACTGACCTATATTTATTCTTCCTTGTGCCTTATCTTCACTTTGTAAATAAAGATAAACTTTATAATACACATCTGTAAGAGTAAATATATCTTTATTACTTAGTACAGCTACTTTCTGAGTGTAATTTTCAACATTTCCGCTTATGCTGACAGTACCTTTTTTCTGTTCCATATCATATCACCCCTTGCCTTGATATAGTTCTTTGAATATACGGCATATTCTTTGTATCTTGTCTTAACGCTTTTATCTCTTGCAATAATGCAATCAATACTTCTGTATTGCCAGTTTTTTCAATAGCCTTTGCCATTATTCCGTCAAGCTTATCTATAGGCAATACAGCTTCTTTACCTGCTTCACCTACTCCAATTACCGACGGAGCGTCAAATATACCACCTTGAGCATACCATTTGATACCTGCTGAAATCTTTGGTACTTGTGGCGGATTAAGTGAAAATTTACCGCTTATACTTATGTCAGGTAGTGGTATTTTAGGACGTTCAATAGTAGGAAATTTCAATGGTTTCTTGAAAAAGCCTGTGATTTTATCCCATATACTTTTAAAAAAATCAAATATTCCTTGAAATTTATCGCTTGCATTTTTCTTTAAACCCTCAAAGCCACTGACAAATTTATCTTTTACATTTCCAGCAAATTCAGATGCTCCTTTTTTCCATTCGCCTACTGTATTTTTTATGTTTTGAGATGTATTATTTGCCCAATCTACAACGCCATCTTTCATATTGCTTAAAGTTGTACCCATTGCTGAAAAAGCACCTGATACAGCATTTTTAATATTGTCCCAATTTTGCACAACACCGTATACAATTAAACCTATCGCTACTATTGCAGCGACTACTAATGCAATCGGGCCTAATAAGGATGTAAAAGACATTCCTAAAAATGTAACCCCTGTTGCTCCGGCTGTTGCTGATGCTCCTGTCGCTACTGCTCCTGCTCCAAATATTGCCATTTTGCCAGTAAGAAATGCTAATCCTAATGACATTTGACCGATTGTAGTTAGCACAGGTGCTAATGCAGCTAATAATCCGCCCACAGCCAATACTACTGTAACGATAGTAGGATCTAATTTGGAGATTGCCTTTGCTATTTCACCTATAAAATTAACAATGCTATCCATGTGCGGAAGTAATGCTTCAGCAACTTTAGCTCCAAAAATACTCCCTATGCCATTTATACGAGCTTTTAATGTATCTATCTTGTCATTAAAGGCATTTGATTTATCTAATACTTCTTGACTTAATACGACACCATACGATTTAGCTTCTTCAGTTAATTTTTTCAAATCTTCTGCTCCACCAAGTATTAATGGATTGAGTTCTTGAGCGGATTTTCCAAATAATTTCATCGCTAATGCGTCTCTCTCAGCTTCGTTTTTAATTCCACCAAGAGCATTGATAACTTCATAAAAAACATCATTGTTATCTCTTAAATGCCCTGTACTGTCAGTAAAAGCTACCTTAAGTTCCTTAAATGCTTCTATTTGGTCTTTACTGCCATTTTTAGCATTAGCCATGTTTTTAGTTAGTTTTGCCAAGGCTCCTGCCATAGTTCCAGTAGATACATCAATAAGGTCTTCTGCATACTTAAAAGCTTGTAATTCTTGTGTTGACAGTCCTGTAACTTTTGCTAATGTATTTAAATCATCTGCTGATACTCCCGCTTTTACTCCAAGAGCAACCATACCTGCTGTTGCTACTCCTGCTACAGCAGATAAAGCTGTTAGCTGACTACCTAAATCTTTTAATTTATTTCCTGCACTTTCAAATGTTGAACTTATTTGTCCGAACGTTGTATTGACTTTATTTGATTCGGTTTCAAAATTTTGTAATTGTTCTGCTGTTTCAACTATCTCTCTTTGAAGTCGTCTGTAGTCCTCTTGATTTATTTCAATGCCTTGTGACATCTTTTCTTGTGCATCTCTTTCAGCATTTTTTAGCACGTCTAATTTATTTTTTGTTTCTTCAACTGTTTTTGCTAAAAGTTGTTGTTTTTGCCTTATTAAATCAGTATTTTTGGGATCTAATTTTAGTGCTTTATCAACATACTTTAATTCATTTTGTAGTTTACTTGTTTCTTTATTGACTTCCTTTAATGCTCTTTGAAGTGGCAGTGTATCTCCGCCTATCTCAATAGATATACCTCTTATGTCTCCGGCCATTTACTTGCCCCCTTTCCTAATTTTTTGCATTAAAAAAGACACCTTTTACAGTGTCTTTTAAATTATTTATTTTATTTATTTTTCAACTCTTTTTCGACTTCTTTTTTTACTTTTTCCATCTCTTCAACGGCTTTTTTAATGTGATTATTGCCCTCGCTCATCTTATCACCGCATTTTTTTATCAAATCTACATTAAGATTATCTATGGCTTTTGGCAAGTTTTCAACAAGAAATTGATATGCGTCTAAGCCTTTTAAATATTCTGTATGAACACTTTTAAATCTTTCTGGTACTTCTGTATCCTTAGCTTCTTGGATATTTAATTCTAATATAGCAAGCTCTGTTGTAACGCTTGATTTCCATTCATTCGTCATTTCGGGTTTACTTAATAATTCGCTGATTTTTAGTAAACATTCTGATATAGATGTGGATTGTTTAGCTATTTTTAATGTGTATTCAATTTCATTGTTAGGTTTACTTGGAAATAATACAGAAATTATTATTCCAACTGCAATTAAAACTGCAAACACTGTAAAACATCCTACTAAACAAGATTGTTTTTTCTTAAAGTTAGGATAAGGTACTCTCTTTGTCTTATCTACTCCTATATCCTTGCTTTCAATTATACTTTGAAATCTTTTTACCTTGCTTTCGCTTTCCTTGTCAAAAAATAAAACTCCATAAGGTATAGTTTCCGTTCCAAAAACCATTTTATTACCAATAATTTCAACCCTTGTTATATCCTCTGTTTTCCAAGAATGAAATTGTGCTTTTTTTGTACCGTAATTTACGGTAAATTCAACAACTTTTTCAGTAGCATAAAATAATATATTATCTTTACTTAAAAAACGTATCTTAAAGCCATTATTGTTGTTTTCATCGTTACTTTGATATGAATTACTATCGTTATTAATATCCTCTCCACTATCAGCTTGTATATTGCTTACTGAATGCTTCGAGTTTGTGTTTAGTGATTTTGAATATGATAGCCCTGTTCCTGGCAATCCTACAGTGCCTGTAATTCTTCCTTTAGAGTTTGCGGATATTCTTGCTCCTTTTATTCCAGCACTAACACTTAACCCGCTTTTGCTTACATTTAACTTAAGCCCTTTACTTAATTTTACACTTTTCTTAAAACGTAGACCCATATAATTACCCCCTAAATAATAAATATGTATCATTTCTATACTATTATATCGTTTAAGAGGTAATATTTTCAAGTCTTATTTCAAATCTTTTATACTCCCCCAAGATTCTTCATCTTCTATTTCTCTGTCGTTTTGTTCAATGAAGATATCGACGAGTTGTCCTACTGTGAGTTCGTCAAGGTCTCTAATAGTGATATTCCTTGTGAGACAACTTGCGATAAGTCTTGACGTAGTGAGAGTATCTTCTCCTTTGTATTCTGCATCCATATCTTCGTTTTTTTTTGAAAATTCACAGAGAAAAAAGTGCCTAATAGTAATTCAAATACTACAGGCATTACTTCATCAAGAGGAAAGTTTTCAAAACTATCAAGCCAAGCATCAGGATCTGGTATATCTTTATCTGCATTTTTTGCCAATGCCCATACAAGATTAAATACATCAATTAGCTGTAAGCCTTGTATATTGTGTATAGCATCTGATACACTATGGTCTATCATCTTATCAAAGATTGGCATTACTGTTGGTATAAAATCTTTTCCTGTCTGAGCATTATATATTTTTAAAAAAGAGGCTGTTGCTCTCAGCCTCACAGGTTTATCATCAATAGTTATAGTCTTTTCCATATCTCAATACTCCTTATATACCAGGTGCTACTGTTATTGCCGGTGCTGTTGTGAATAGAGTATTATAATTTGTATTTTCAGACGTAACTTCAACAAGCCCTATCTGCTTACCTGATACATTTATCCCTACAAAAGTTAATGTAATAGATTCTGTCATCACCTTTGGTTTACCTGGCTCCATCGTTTCCCATTCCTTTTTAATTGCTCCAGGTATGCAGTTAAACATTATATACCTTGTATCTTCCTTGTCACCTTTTTCTTGGAATATTAGAGTAATACGTTTAGCTTGTACTCCTTTTACCTCTATCAATTCGCCGTTTGAACCATTAGCATATCCAAGCACATTCTTTTTAAATTCATCAGTGAATTTTGCGACATTAAGGTCAAGTGTATCACCACTTGCAAGATTGAATGTATGATACTCTGAATCATCAGCAATAAAGTTTGTTGTTTCTGTTTTTATATCTCTACCAAGCTTTACCGCTCCTGGCAGTGCTACAGGTGTTGCCCATTCAATTGTTCCCCCTGGCTTTTCTGTGCCTACTGAATAATGCACTAATTTAAGCCCGTATGCTACTTTATTTTTACTCATTTTTTACGCTCCTTTAGATATAATATATAACTTCTGTCATACTTTCGCTTTCTATACGAATATCAGCAGATTTTATCCAATATATATCATTTTCATCAAGCAAATTTTCAAGCTTTTCTTCAAGTTCAAAGTTCTTATCTTCAAAATATAGCTCTATATTGTATTTATTATCTTTTTGATAGACCTTGCTGTCTGCCCCAAAATTATTACTACCTGATTGTACAAAAATGATATACGGTAAATTCTGTTCGTTCTTAAAGCTTTGGTATGCAACAGGTATATTCAATTTCTTTAACATTTTAAATAATTCAGATGCTTTCAATTTTCTCACGCACCTTTTTTAAAAATTCGGTTTTTGTTTTTTCTTCCACTTGTGCTATATGCGGATAAGCTCTTGCTCTTTTTGTTCCACCTCTTAAAGCATGTCCGTTTTCAAGTAGGTGTGTTAATCTGTAGTATTTCTTATTATGCACAACAGCTCCTACAGTCCCTGACAAATCTTTTGATTTTTTAACAGTCCAACCCCTTGCATATTTACCTTTACGCTTTGGTGAGGTTTGTTTAAGTTCTTTGACTGCTTCTTTTGCTTGCTCGTCCACAACTTCATTGAGCTTTTCAATAACCTTACCGCTATAATCTTGTAGGATATCTTCTATCTCTTGTGATACATCAATTTCCATTGCGTTGCAAGCTCCTTTCTATAGCTTTTACTTCAATAAGTTCATTTTTAAATCCTATATTATCGACGTTATCAATGTCATATACAGCCTTTTGGAATATGATCCTCATAGAAGTATCTAATTTTACTCCCGCTTTTATGATAAATTTGACTGTCTTTTGTTCGTTTGTCTGCTTAGCTATCTCATATTCCTTACCGTATAGATTTTTTCCGTCAGCAAAAAGTTTATATTTCTTAGTCCATTGTTCTTTTTGTATGCCGTTTTCATCTTGTATAACAGTCTTTTCTTGCACTTCAAAAGGAGTATCGAATACTCTATTGACATCTGTTAGTATCTGTCCTTTATTTTTCAAGTTTCTTTACCCCCTCTTGAAGTTGCAACCTTAATATTTCGTGAGCAAAATTACTTTCAAAATACTCAATAGCGTTATTATAAGCATATCTTACTCGATTGAATAAAAGTTCTTTCATTTCCAAGTTTTTTGTAAAGTCAATATCAGCCCCCATAAGACTTTTTATTGACTGCTTAGATTGCTCTATCAAAGATTTTAGTTTATTGTCAATATCTTCATCATCCCAAGTTATATTGAGATAATTTTTGATTTCTTCCAACATAGTACATTACCCCTTTACAATAAAAAGGATAAGCACTAAGCCAACCCCTTAATAATCTTTATCAACTCTTCTTTATTACCTGCTTCTTTTATGTCGTTTTCAGCTATTCCTTTGTCTTTCGCTATCTTTTCAAGTTCTGACCTTTTTAGTTTACTTAGGTCTTGTTCTTCATCTTGCTCTTGTTGTTCTACAACCTCAACCCAAGCTCCACCTTTTGTCAGTATCTCGTTTAATCTTCCTTCTGATACTTCAAAGACTTCATCTACTTGTCTTGTAGTCTGTTCCTTATAATCGTCAAAGACTATCAATGCTCTTACCTTTATCATCTTTACACCTCTTTCATTATTAGTAATAAAAGACTATCTCATCATTGAAATAGTCTTTTTTATATTATTAATCTATACTCCAGGATTTTGTGTTGTCTTTACGATAATACTATCTGCATTGTTACCTGTATTATTTGCGTGTGCTTCAAGTGTAGCTACAGTTGCACCATCTACAGTTGATACATCAGCAACAAAAAATGCGTTTTTGTCTTTAGCTAATCCGTATCCATAGAATTTAGCTATATACAAATCCATATCTTCTATTGCAAGTGTTTCGGTATACTTATCTATCCTTACATCACTTGCAACACCTAAGAAGTAGTTTTTAGGGTCTCCGAATATCAATGTATTTTCCGGGCAAGCATAAGTCTTTATTATTTTTTCGCCTGTTGGAAGTGTGTCAAGTACCCAAGTGCCATTTACTGTTTGATAAGCAAGGTTATGGAATACTTTCTCCCAGTATGTCATTGGATTTACAATGATTACTACATCTCCTGTATCTGTCTTAGCTTTTGCCAGTCCTGCTCTTATTCCGGCAAGTGATTTTGGTTTGAAGTCCGTCAAAGTTACCTTGTCTTTATCAGGATATACACTGTCTGTTGCTCCGCTTAATTTCTTAATCATTCCTATTGGCTGTTCTTTACCTGTACCTTGTACTATAGCAAGTTCCAAAGATGCTGACATTATTTCTTGTATGAATGTGATAACATAGTTAGCCAACCAATCAGGGCCAAGTTCAAGCATACCCTTGCACACAGGCACAAATCCTGATAGTCTGCTTGATTTAATATCTATCACATCAAAACCATCAAGTATCATTTGTTTAATATCTTCGCATATCTTGCCCCAAAATGCTTTAGCCTTAGTAGGTCTGCCTACAATATACTGTGCTAACACTTCTGTATTTTGCATATCAATCTTTGATAGCAGCGGATGTTCTTCTTTTAGATATCTGTAGATATCTTGTATTATTGTTTTAGGAAATGCCTGATCAACATTATCAAGTCCTTTTCTTTCAATAACTGCATTGAAATACTTCTTTTCTTCTGATGTAAGAGGCTTTAGCGTACCTCTGTTTATAAGTATTTGTTCGTCCACATAAGCTGTATTTTGATTACTTATCTCCGCCTTTGCCTGCTCCATTATTGCATTTTGCAATCCGTCAGCAAAGTTCATAAACGCCTCTTCCTGAGCCTTTACATCATCTGCTTGTAAAGAGTTGAACAGGTTCAATCTTAATTCGTCCATATTTTTGATCACATCTAAATTTTTCATATTATCTGTCTCCTTTTTTATTTTAATTTTAAATTAGCAAAATTATTTAAAAATTTAATAGCGTTGTTGATTTCTTCTGCTTGTGGCTCTTCTTTTTCATTTTTATTAGATAACTCTATCACTTCATCACATAAGCCATTTTGATAACATTCATCAGCGGATAGCCATGTTTCACTATCAATAAGGTTTTTAAGCTCTTCATCAGTTCCTTTAAACTTAGCTTTGTATGTTTCAAAAACAGTTGCATTATCAAGTTTTTCAAGAGTATCAGCAACCTTTCTAATATCGTTGCAGTTGCCCCAACAAAATGAGCTTGCACGGTGTATCATCATAGTAGTATTTTTAGGCATAATTAGCTTACTGCCTGCCATAGCTATTAAGCTTGCACCACTTGCCGCTAAACCGTCGATTATTACGGTTATATTTTTTGCTAATGCTCTTATATGATTAAAGATTGATACACTCGCAAATACTGAACCGCCATAGCTATTGATATGAAGTTCAATATCATCTGTGTCTATCTCATCAAAGACTTTTCTTGCTTCTGATGGAATAATAAAATCTCCCTCTATCTCTTCGCCACTCCACCAATCTCTCGGTCTTTCATCTACTATATCACCATACATATATACGGTAGTGTTACTGCCTTGTCTTTTAGCTTCAAGCCTAAAATCAATCTTTTGTTTGTTCACTCGTTTCACCCCCTTTCATTACCTTTTCCATAGGCACTAAGTTAAGTGTCATAAATCTTTGTTTGCCCATCTCTCCGCCTATCTCCTCTCTGCCAAGTAGTTTTAAATTATCATCAAGAGTGTTTACTCCATCTCTTGTCAATATATCAATAGCTGACGCCAAATCTTTTATTGATATTTGCTGTATCATTGATATATCTATCTTGATATACGAGCCATCTGAAAAACTTTTCTTTCCATAGTATTTACGGTTTATCTCTTTTTCTATAAGCTCTGCCCATGGTCTAATACAAAAAGCCATGAAATTATCGAAAGATTTATCACTGTCAGCCACAGAGCCTTTTAAGAGTTGTGGCGGGATTTGAAATGCTATTGCTACATAATCAAAGACATCATCAATAAGACTTCGTATATCTCTACTATCAGATCCGTTTTTATAGGTCTGATTGGTAAGATCTGTATATTTAAGATTATTTGTAAGTGGCAGTACTGCTCCATTTTCAGCATTAAAAAAAGACTTCATATTTTCACTAAGTAGCCTTTGAAGTCTTTCTTGTGCTTCTAATGTTTGCGGATAATTAGTAGGTATTTCAAGTGTACCTCTTCTTGCATTACTCCGTTTATAAGTATTTTTACTGTATTCAATAAGCTTGCCATAATCAGTATACAAGCCATCAATTAGATTTCTCATCTTTACTGAGTGTAACGCAAAATAAAAGACCTCATCTTCATTAAAGGTCTTTTGTAGCATTAAATTTTCAATTTGTATATTATTGTACCAATTAGGTTTAAATGCCATTTCATTTCTTGTAAAGCTATCAGCTACATATAAATTACTATCTTGCATAACAACGAGTGCTTCATTATTATAAACCATATTGTGTATTGCTTGTCTCCAAAAACGACTTGCATTTTGATTAATGTTAGGTTCTATGTTAAAAAGATAGTAGTTATCTTTTTTAATCTCAATACCTTTATCATATGTCTTAAACTCAGCAAGTGCTAATGTATTTGATATGACATTTATTGCAGTCTGAATAGCCAAATGTTTATAGTATGTCTCAGCTGTTAATCTGCAGAATTCATCATTTAAATTTAAAGTATTTGACTTTCTGTCAAATATTGGGAACAGATTAAAAAACCATGATTTTATGCTCAATTATTATCACTCCTTTAAAAACTACATACATCAAAAAACATTGCTCCTGTATTGTCTTGTAGGTCATCATCAATAAGACTATGCAAGAAACAAAAAAAGCCGTCTGTCTTTCTTTTGATAGGCTCTATCTTTGTGTATGATACATTTTCTTTTTTATCTACTTCTCTTTTCACATTCCAAATATACCATCTTAATAACTTATCATCTTCAAAGACTACAGTTTGATTCGCAAACATTAAATCAATGATAGGTGCTACCTTACTATGACTTATAGCTCCGTTTCTCACTTCTATAATCTCAGGTAATCCCATTGCATCCAATTTTTTTCTGACAGCTTGTAGTCTAAAACTATCACCTTTTATCTTTGAGATATAGTACCCTTGTTTTGCTTGTTCTTGAAACCATTCACCTAATAACTCAGCGGGTATAGTAGGATACTTATCAGCAGGTACAATAGTTGCCCAACCTTTTTGTACACACTCATTAATATCAATATTGTATTCAGTGAGTTGTAAAGATTTTTCATGTATCCAAGTATGTTGTTTGAAATAAGTCTTTCCATCTACTTTCCATCTTAACCCTGCACTTGCAAAGTCTCTTAAATCTGCAAAGTCGATTGAACCTATACACTCTCTACTTACAAGGTCAATCCACTTATGACCTTGACAAGCAAACATCAAATCTTCCCAAGTACACACAGTCTTTACCTTTGATACATACGGTATATTCATACGCTTAGTAATAAAGGCTTCTTTTAGTTCGTTAGATTGATTCATCATATTGTATTCTTTTGTAACCTGTCTTTTTAAGGTTTCATCATATAATATACGAGGTATAGCCTTACACCATAGTTCTTTTTTACCGACTTCCTGAATACTATCCAACTTGAATATAAAAGGAAAAAAACCGTTATGATCTTCTTCTCCGTTTAATATCCTTAGTGACTTAGCTTTTAAGTCATCTATGACACTTTCTCTAATTGTGCCATCTGTTGTTAGATATATTATTCGTGGCTTAGCAACCTTACCAAGTCCACCAATGAGTACAGATATGATATTATAGTTTTCATATTGATGTACTTCATCAAATATAATGCAACCTTGTCTGCCACCATCTTTCGTCTTAGCATTAGCAGTCAAAAAGCCTATGGTACTATTTGTTTTTTCATAGGTTATTTGAGTTTTATTATAATCAAATAATCGTCTTAACTTTGAATTACTATCTATAACATCATAATCTTCATTAAAACTTGTCAATGCTTGTCTTTCGCTATTAGCAACAAAGTCAACATTGTAATTCCTTATTCCGTTTTTTTCAGATACTAAATAAAAAGCATCCGCTGAGGCTGTTCCATTTTTGCCTGTGCCTCTACCCCAAAGATTAAAGTTTTCGTTGAATATAGGAAAGTCTGTGCCTTTCTCATACAGTCCGTAAAATATAGCAAATCTAAATCTTTGATAGTCATGCAGTTTAAAAGGAAAGTACCTTTCAAGCATTGTTACACCATCTTCAATTATATCTGATTTAATCTCTGTATTAGGACTATCTAATATATTTCTTAAAAAAGGCATTAATAATTTTTGCTCTTTACAAGCGGGTATCTTTCTTTGTTCTATCTTATACATCCAGTCATTAATAAAAGGATGATATTTATAACTCCTCATCTTCTTCAACTGCCTTTATATCTGCACCCCTTAATCCAAGCTCAGATAGTATCTTAAGCATTTGAGCATTGGTCTTGTTAAGTTCAGCAATAGAATCATTCTTTTTTCGTCCTTGCTGACCGCCACCGTTATTCCACTCAATACTTACACCTCTTAATTCTATATCTCCAATCAGTGCATTCTTCATATCCCATAAAGACAAGTAATCATCAACTAATGAAATATAGAATTGTTGTATTGCACCTTTTTTATTTAATTGTTCAATTAAATCTTTTTTAATAAGTTCTCTTTCTTTTTGTGCATTTTTTATTTTTGTATCAGTTTTTTTCATATAATCACCGCCCTTTATGTGAATTTTCTATTTTCTTACATAGCAATGCCCACTAACCGTTCTATAGTCGTAGAAAAAAATCATTTTTATTTTTGTGGGGGAGTTATTCCCATTTTTCTTTATGAATTTTTTTTTCTTGTGTACACTCTCTAACTTTTCAGGATGTACTACATTGTGACAGGCATCGCATAAGCTAATAAGATTACTATTAGTTAAGGCTAATTCAGGACAATCTTTATAATGTTGTATATGATGTACAGTCGTAGCGCTTGTGTATCTTCCTTTATCTTTGCACATCTGACACTCATAGTTATCACGCTGTAGAATTTCATCTCTTTTGTCTTGCCATGTTTTTGTCTTGTAAAATTTAATTGAAAATCTTTTTAGATAGTTCATGGTTTCTACCTCTTGCTATATTCTCTTGTTTACATATCTATTCTTTTTCTTCTCCTTATCTTTCAATCTCTCGGCTGATACTTGTAAATAAGGATTAGTTATCTCTATGTTATTAGTTAAGTAATATATAATGCATTTACAACCAAACAGACTTCTAAAATGTGCGTGCTT